TCGACGAAATGCTTGGCTTCATTAACTTCTTCGTCAGGTACACAACACACGATAGAGTCATGTACTGTCAACACAATTCTATAACGCTTAGAAACTTCTAGCATTTGATGGCCGATTATGCACCGTGCGAGGGCTTGGCATACGTTCTCTATAATCTTCCCGCCGTAGATACGGGTTCGGCCTCGTCTAGTTTTGTAATTAAATTCCAATCCAGTATCAGTTTGCTCGTACCGTACATCCTTGTAGCGAATAAGTAATCCAGAGGGCAGCATGATACCGCTCTCTTTCACATCCATAGCTAACAAGTTACCAATACCGAAAGACATTGCATCCCCGTTAACCATGTTCTGTAGACTAACTTGTGCCTCACGCCATAGCTGGTTTATCCGCCAGTTCGTCTCACGGTAGACGTTTATAACCCGTCGCGCCTCACCCAACTCCATATCGACACCGAAGTTGCGAAGCTGATCCTTAAACCTAACGGCTCCCATGCCGTACCCTGCACCAAGGATAGTTGTCTTACCAACAAATCGTTGGCTGGCTGTTACCTCTTCCTCGTCAACACCGTAGATGCGGGAAGCCATCTGCTTGTAAACATCTTTTTTGTCAGTGAACGCCTTCACCAAATCTTTTTGTTCGGCTAGCCATGCCAGCACGCGTGCTTCGATCTGCGATGAGTCAGCGTTAATGAGAGAATACCCAGTGGGTGCTAGTATACTTGACTTTAACTTCTTTCCTCCAGCTCCACGACTAGGGAGATTCTGAAGGTTGATTTTGTCATCACCGCCCCAACGCCCAGTGTGCGCTGCATAATATCTAACGGGTACGGGTAGAGTTCCCCGCTTCCCTATATCTATAAACCGCTGAGTTCGGGTTTCTTCTAATGTGCTTTTAGTGCCGAGCCTTGCAGCAACTACGGCTTGAACACGGTCATCCTCATGATCCTGCAGTGCAACAAAAGCCTCATCGGACTTGGCAAAGGCGAAAGTCTCTTTTCCTGTAGTAGCGCTGACCTTCATTGGGGGAAGTACCCCTAAACTTGTTAACACACCCGCAAACTTAGGATTGCTCATCAGGTCTTCTTTAGATACCCCAGAGTTTTCCAGCAGTTGATCCTTACGCTCTCGTATGTCCTCTATGTGCTGCTCAAGAAGTCCAACATCTAAGTCCAATACTGGATCTACAAACATCCTAAGCGTAAGGTCGATTAACTTCAGTTCAGTCTTCGGGAACCCTTTGCGAAGGAAGATGTCAAACAACGTCCTTGTGAGTTCAACATCGTTGAGACAGTAGTCGCCGTATCTGTCCAATTCGGCGTCGGAAAAGTCGGTTCGGTTTTTTCCCAATGCTTTGACGACTTCCGTACCCTTAACTCCGATACCGTACCGCTCAGACACCGCCCGGAGACTTGCACCATCTTCCACCCCATGAACAGCACGGGACATACAAAGAGTATCGGCAAACATGCGAGGAATGATATTAAAAATCCAAGAAAGAATGGCCCCATCAAACATAGTGTTATGAGCAAGTACCATAGCTTCTTTCCAATTAAAGCTATCGAGGTACTCCTTAAGTTCTTCTCTGGTTCCACTAGCCCACTCCGTTGCGTTGTTATTTACCTTTATACCCACACCAATAACTTCAAAGCGTGGGTCTCGGATATACTCCTCAGTTGTCATCTTCGAGAGGGAATACTCCTTATCGTAGTAAGTCTCGAAGTCTAAAGTTATTAAATCCATAGCATCAACCTCGCTGCGATAGTTCACCGCCACAAGCTAGATAACCCGCCCCATCAATGTAGTTATCGAGATGCTCTCTGCCGTTTTTAATCCGTGCTATCTTCAGCAACGTCATCATCACAGAAACATCTAACGAGGTGATAGCGACGCCCAGATGCGTAGACCAGTACTTAGCAATCGTTGCGAAGTTATCTTCCATATCACCGTGTGTAGCGGCGCGGTCCTTGGTTACATACCGCTCGGCAGTGCGTAACACTTCCGCACGCAATGACGTACGGTCCAACGGTGGATCGAACGGAAGTTCTAGTTGCTCACTCATTTACCTTTTTTCCCTTTGTTACGTTTAACTTCTTCCTTGGTACGTACAGCAAACCAGTTGTACTTATCGTTCATATCCCCACAGTTACCGCATTGCAGTGCAGACCATGCGAAATGAAACACCGTGCTAGGTGCATTACACTCAGGACAAAAAATATCCCTGCCAGTGTGTTTGTCGGCACGGCAATACTTCCATACGTTCACTGCACCGTTCGGTAGTTCCCAAGGTAGGTGAGGTACTTCATCCCCTTTCGGATGTCTGCCGAAAAACCAATTAAAAAATGAAAGTACATCTCTCATATCATCTGTCTCCTTGCTCATAGATTTCGTGCCCGGAAGCGTGCATATTTCGCTCCCAGAAGAAAAAATAAACGCATCGGCGAATACCAAGGCGCAGTGCTTCTAGCGATGTCACACAACGAGGCTGCGTTTAACATCTTTTCCTTAGTTAATGATTTCACCACGGTGTGCCTCCCATAAAATACAGGATTTACCCCATTGTGTTTTGCCACGTTTTCCGCTGTCCTTGACGCGGCCATCATTTGATAGTTCAGTGACGCGGGGGCGGATGCTTATAAACGATCTGCCTAGCTGATCTGCTATCTGATCCGCACTGAGAGGTATGGCTGATTGCAATAAGAGTTTGTAAACCTGTTCACGCAGATTAACTTTTTTATCTGTGTCTGCTTCAGCGGCTGCGAGACTTGTGTCTCTGCTTTGATAGCCTATGTTTTCTTTTGTATAGCCCATAAGGTTATCCTCCTACAGTTTGGTTATGTCGATAAGCCTATCGCGCACCTCTCGCGCGTTTTCCTCATTTATTACCAAGGAGAGACCGCCCACTTTACCGATATCGGCTAAGTTCTTTGCCTGTAATGCAGTGGGTTTATTTTTACCGGCTTTACATTCGATACCAAAAAACCGTCCCATGTAGCACCCTACAATGTCAGGAACACCGCTCTTACCATACCCCCCTGTCATGGGGAAAAAATAATACGCTCCCAAATCTTTTAACTGATCGACGACAACTTTCTTAACTTTACCCTCAGGGGTCATGTATCTCTCCGTGGTAACTGGTTTCAACGTGTTAGTCAGTGACTAACATTCCACCAGAGCGGTGGTTCGGTATGCCGCCAACGTGGCGGTTTCTTCATTGTATTAGCTTTGCTCCGATAATAACGGCGGTACGCCTCTACCGTATCATCACCCTTGAGGTGGTCGTTGCCCTCACCGAAACACTGCGGCGGTTCAGTGAATGGAGTATCGGCTGATATGTTAGTGGGTAACATCTTCAACGCTTCGAGAATACCTACATCCTCAGTCTTGTGGATCTTGCTATATCGGTACTCATATTCATTACATAATTCGGTAAGCAATGAGTAAGCCCACTCGTAATTAGCTGCGCTCTCTCGCACCCAGATAGCACTCGGATGGTTTTTGTGGGTGGCTTTATACATCCCCCGCGCATTAGCATGTTCGTCACCATCCAACTCACGATGCGCCGTACTAAGAAGTTGTGCGGTCTCCAATATCATTTTCACACAGTGCTGATCGCAATGTGCGCGAGCCGCATTTATAGGTCTCTCATCTATATAAAAGATATTCATACTGTTCTCCCATTATTCGTACAGCCAGAAGACTGTCTCCGATATCCGCTTACCGATACCTTGAACCTCTTCTCCGTAGGGTTCTTTCAGCATCATCAGTAAAGCGATGCGCCTCTGCATCCACATCGGCAAAGCATCGACGTCATCATACACCCTTCGGTGCGGTACATCAATGCTTTGCATACCAAACGTATTTATATAACACTTTTTGGTATCGTTATCTAAGATAACGCGATGAACTACATCACACTGGACGTTACGCATACACATAGAAGCAGTTGTCAGCTATGCGTGTGCCTACACCCTTAACATGTTGGCCATCTTTACACATAGTAAGTGCCGTCACTCTACGAACAACTTCGTCAGGTAACTCCGTTGGTATGGTAGGGGTAGATAATGTGTTATAAGTATCCCCATCAAACTCGACTG